TCATCTTCACGCGTTCCATTGCCTGGGTAATTGTCATAGTACTTACCTCCGCGAGGTATTTGGTGTCCGAATGCCATACGGCGAAGCCTGTATGCACTCCCGTATCAATGCCGATGTAGATCATGTCGTTACATATTGAAAAGCCATCCTATATCTTTCCACTCCTCGGCGGTAAGCAGTTCACCCCGCCGTTCCTGCTCGGCCCTATCCACTTCCCGCTGCTGCTGTTCCAACTTGCGGCGTTTGCGTTCGATAGCGGCCAGTTTGGCGGCGCGGTATTCGAGAAACACCTGCAACGCCTCGGTAATCACGAGCGGGTCTACCATGCCGTAGAAATGCCCATAATGCCCCGCCTTGAAACGCTGGAAAAAGAGCATCAACTCAGAGAGTTTCAGATATCCGAAGTTGTCCGCAATGACCGCGACCACGGCGTCGGTGATCCGAGAAAATTCCTCCTTGCCTTTCACGCCGCAAAAGTTCACGAGGTCGGTAAGTTGAATATCCAGCCACGAATCGAGCGCATCCCTACCGTAGGCTTTCCGCACCTGCCACAGAGACGGTGCGTCCCCCGTAAAGCAACGATCAATGTTAGCGGCACAATACCGTTGCACGCCGGGATTAAAACGCTTCAACATCACCGTCGCCGTCCGCCCCCATTTCCCGCGCCATTGAGCAAGCAAGGCGCGATCTGACTCGCTCCTCGCAACGGCGCATGAGTTCGTCGCCGGTAATGTCGCTACGAGCGACCCGATTGTCTGCATTTCGGCCATAGTCATTTGTCGTTTTCAGCGGGAATAACCCCGCCCAGTTATTTGCCATAGATTGTTGAATTATCTTACGGGCGATATCCGCATTGCCCCCGGAAAGTTTGAGAAGATGTGCATATAAGCTATCGAATCCTCTCTGCCGATAGGTCTGTCCGCGTTCAGACTTGTAAGAAAGCCAATCCGCCACGATGGGTTGGAACGAAGGTTCGACAGCAGAGGTATCAAGCTCACGCCGGGATTTTTTCGGGAAAAAGTCGTTTAACCATGTCTGGAAGTAGACATTTTTTGCAAATTGAGAATGATGCCGTAATTTAACATAATCCACAATCAAACCCTCTGTCTTTTTGCAAAAGTCCTTATAGTCATCAGCAAGCGACTTGCGTTTTCCCTTAAAGCTGTCCCACAATGTCACAAATTCATCCGGAATTCCTACCATTTCCCCCTGTGGGGGATTATAGGGGGGATTATATGTTTGGTTTAGTTTATCTTCTATATAAGAAGTATCCCCTATTTTAGGTGTCCCGTTAGGTGTACCTTTAGGTGTCCCGTTAGGTGTTACTTTAGGTGGTAAATCTGCACACCTAAAAGTGTATTTACATTTATCGGCACGACCTTTACCTCCCCCAGAAAATGAAATCAACCCAGCCTGCATAAGACGATTTTTGGCTGCGCGCAAGCTCTTGGGTGACACCCCTACATTGATCGACGTCCGTGCATCGGAATGCGTGAAGTTATCCGGCCAGCCTAACCGATTCGCTTGTTCTATAAGATAGAAGTAAAGCCTCGATTCACAGCAGCCAAATTGCCACGTTGCGTCAAGTTGCCAAAATTTTCGTATCAGGTCTAAGTAATTCATTCTATGTCCGTATTACAGCCATATTTTTTGATGTTGCATTTCCCGCTCTATGAAAGCGATCCACTCGTTATCTTCGGGGTTCGGCAAGTCGATACCGGCCTCCATTGAGGCCCAATTACGGAATCGCTCAATGGCCGTTGTCATTTCCCCGGTATCAATGTCACGGCTTGACCGCAAATGCTCAACATCCTTCTTCGCCAGCTTGTCGTATTCGACACGTACAAATAATTCTGGATTGCATAACCTCTTGAAATATTCTTGTTTAACATATTCCATCGGGTTTCCGGTCTGCATTGCGAATTCGCCAAGAATGACATGTAGATAGCGATTTTGCTTTCCCGTGCGCTGCGGTTTGCGCTCTGAACACTCGACAAGCGCACGGCGGCCATACAAGGCGTTAACGCGATGTTTGAAGCGCTCCCGATCGATGTCGGTGTTCAGATCGTAAACCATACCGCGCTACGTCAGAAAGGGAGGTCATCTACGGTCTCGGCCACCGGCAAATCGGCGACTTGGTCGGGGGTAGGTTCTGACGAGCGGAACACCACCGCCTTGCCCCGGCCTACATACACTCGTTTATCCTTGCGTTCGCGTTCCTCTTTGGACTGACGTATGAACACGCAGTGCGTATTATCGTACTGGTCAGCCTCGCGGAGTTCCGAAACACAAATGGAGATGTACTTCTTGCCGTTTTCGGCAACAAAAATTTTGTCCCTGGGAATGTCGCTAACACACAGCGACACATTGATAAGTTCTGCCATTGTTCCTATTGTTTTTTAAAAGTTGTCTTAATTACCGTTTTGCTGCTCCGAGCCGGCGGGAACAGCACCACGCCAGTATCGGGGTCTGCAACACCGGATGACGGTACATGCTTCAACATCGTTTCCCGTTCCTTGATGTCTGCTTTCAGGGCTTCCAGCGTGGCGTACATATCCGCCAGCTTGCTATCGCCACACATCGAATAATCGTACTTGACACCTGTCTCACTCTCCTCCAGCCGGCAGTCCCCGAACTGGTGCGACTTGCCGTATTTGGACAGCTCCCGCAGCGTGATGTCGCGGACATCGGTGTTATCCTTAAACAGCTTGATGGCAGCTTCCATACGGCTGATGTTGATATGGGCCGTGATCGGGTCCACCTCCCCGTTGACAACCGAGGAGATGGCCCGGGCGGCCAGCTCGGAGGCAGGCGCCGTTTCCCGGATCAATGTTACCTGTGTCTCCATATCACTTCGAATGAACGGTGCGCGCCTCGATCCACGCAAGAAGCTCCTTTTTCGAGAACACCGTGCGGCGCCCGAACTTCTTGTACGGGATCGTGTTTTTGTAGACTTGGTTGTAGAGCGTGGCCCGGGTGGTGGGTATGCCTTGTTCGGTCAGGAATCGGGCGGCATCCTCGACATTCATGCCGTCTGTTTCGACCGGCTCGTTCTTACGCCGGAAATCGGCGAGTTTGGGAATAATCGCGTTTACTGCATCGCTGATGATGGATTGCAGTTGCGCGGGGGTGGTGATGATAATTTCTTGTTTGTCCATATTATTTTGCATTTTTACGGGCCTGACGATAAGATTCAAAGAGCTCCGAGAATCGCTCCACGACAGCCGCATCGGCATCGTATGATTTCAGCAGACGCGCTCCAGCATCGAAGTCCGCGGCATAGTTGGCTGTAGTGAGAAATCCGTACATCCATTTCATCAGCTGGTCACAGACGATGGCGTCGTCCAGCTGTTCCATCGTGATACGCTTGCGGGCCGGAGTCGCTGGAGTGGCAGCCGGGGCTTTCGTGGGCGGGGCACTTTGCGTAGATTTCGGGGCTACACCGTTCGTATACTTGCCTTTGAATACGTCGGCACCGATTCCCAGCCACGACGCCACCTTAGTAATGGCATCCGTAGTGGCTCCCTTGTAAGCGTCGCCGAGGTCGGGATTGTCGTTACCCCCGTAGCACTCGTAATAGATGCCATAGTCCGGGATCGTGAATTTCATCTTTACCACGACCATCCGCTCGACACGTTCGACAATCTCCGACTCGATACGCCAGCGGCCGACACCGAAAACTTCGTTCAGGCGTTCCGTAACGTAGATGGATTTGATCGACGAAAGGAATTTTTTCGTCGGGTGCGGCGTCACAGCCTCTTTCGGAAGAGGCTCAGACAACAGCGCGATTTGAGTGGCGCTTAATGTCTGCAATTCGGTTTTTGCTTCCATAGCTAATCTTCAATATAGGTTACTTCCGGTGCTGTAACTTTGGCCGGATCGAGATGACGCATGCAATCCCGTTTGGCTTTCTCGATCTCTTTAGTCGTCATGCGGCGGTTCTCCTCATGGCTGGTGATCAGCTTGCCAGTAGCACGGCTTCTGACCTCAATACGTGTTTTCATGGTATTATAAGTTGTTTCGTTTTCCGTAATTTATCAAACTGGCCAAGTGGCCCGGCCATATCCGACCGTAGATGTCGGCGACATTTACGATCTCGATGCTGTCCCGGCATCCGATCTGAACCTCCTCGTAACATCCGAAATCCACATCGTAGCGCATTTCGGTGATCGGCTCGTAATGATGTATCGCCCGGATGTCGTAGATTTTGTAGGCAATGGTGTATATCTGGCCGTCCTGATCGCCCCGGACATCTTTGTCGATAGCTTCCCGGATGGCCTGGAAGATCAACTTAAAGTCTACATCCGTCAGCCGGGATCGGATTCTCGACCATTCGCCGCGCTCGCCCGTGATGTGCTCGCTCGGTATGTCTACCAGCTCCTCCGATGCCGGAAGGGCCGGGGATGTTGTCGCGGTGTGATATTGCGTGTTCATGGTAACTGACGGTGTAAAAAGGTTGGATGTTTGCGATGACCCTCATCCCAGCCCGCGAACGGCCACGGAATGGGCATCGCGTCGGTATAGTTGCCTTTGACTTCGGATGCAGGGAGATGACCCGCATCCCGAAGTTTGGAGAGCCGCACCTTCACGGCGCATTCAGTTCGCCCGAGCTCCGCCGCTATCTCTTCGATGCTGGCGCCGTGACGGTACATATAGATCAGATTGTTGATGTCGTCAAGGCCCCAGCGAGGCTTGTTTTCCTTTCTCATGGCTAATCGAATTTTTCGTTAATCCGCTTTTCGATACGTTCTTTGCGGTGCTGATCCGATAATACCCACCCAAAGGTGATAACTATCGGCACAATGAACAACATGAAAGTGATTAAATGTGTCATAGCTGATTCCTCCCTTTCATTCGATTGTATGATACATAATTCCAAAGGTTGACTTTGCGCGAAATACGGTGCTTGGTGCGGTGCCACGCCCGCCAGATGATGTCGTAAAGCAATTGCTTGTCGGTGCGTCTTACGCCCCCGATAAGCTGGATTTCATTCTCCATGATTCAGCGGTTTAGAATTTTTTGATGCGGATTGACCCGATCTTTATTTCGGCCGAGAAATACCGGTCTTCGCAGTCGGCAATGGCATATCCCAGCGCAAGAAGTGGATGCGCCGTTTTGTAGGGACACGAAAAATCGAGCCCCGCGGGTTGATCGCCGTACTCTTTGCGTACGGTTGCGGTAAAGGATACCTGGTAGGTTTGTTCTTCGCTCAGAGTGAGCTTCCGCATGTCGCGGAGAAAATACGGAAAGCGCTTTGCGCGCGGTGTAGCGACCTTACTGTTCTTCGGGTCGATACTTTTGTTTGCGTTTGGCATGGCGAGAAACAAAAGTTAATTAACGTATATAACAAAAGAAGCGGAGCCCCTTTTCGTCGCCAAACGCACTGAACCAAAGATTGGAACAGTCTCAGGAACTCCGCTAAATAGCGGTTCGAGTATGTTTCGTGTACTTTGTTCAGTACGTTTGGCATTACAAAAATACACAAAAGATTTGACTTTGCAAATAATTTCTGCAAAATCTGGTTGATTGGCCTTGAGGCTACAACGATAGAATGCTGTGCGGCTTTTCTTTGCGCGCGGTGTGGTCTGGGTGTTATTTACCCGGATACCACTTGTGTTGTTCTGTCGCATTTGTTGAACACAAGTTAGGTTAATGTATGGTATAAAAAGAGGGCGTGCCCCCTAATTCTTGCGACAGAACCACAACTACGTAGCGTAGAAGTGCAACGGGAACACGCCCAAAAGACGTTCGTATGTTTCTAATGACTACGTAAAGTAGTTCTGTCGCAACAGCAAAGGTAGGAAATCATTTCGAATCTGCAAAATTATTTATCAAAAATGAGATACAGGTCCTTACCTCCATTGTCGAGTATCCACGACGACGGATATAGAAGTAGCCATTGCGAGTATGGATATAATCGTTCATCTCCAAACGACGGTTTTTTGTAAACATCGGTAGGGACGTAGTGGATATGAGAAATAATATGAGGATTTTTGTTGTATTGATCTATAATTTTTTGAACGTTCAAAGGATCAATATGTTCAAGCACTCCGTGCGTAACGACCACGGTTTTATTATGATATACCTTGCGAGTAGACATAATATCTTCTTTCAAATAAGCATCCGGAAGATAATTTGTATTTTGGCGGCATAAATCCAGCACGCTTTGATCAATGTCCGAAAATATAGCCTTACCTACTGTATAGGAATATTCAGACAGACAACGAGCGGTACTGCCTATTCCGCACCCTTCCTCTTTCAATACAACTTCTCCGTTTTGAAGCCGTTTTGAAATTTGATATAAAAACGACTGATATTTATCAGCAAAATAGGCATGATAACCATCGCTATCAACCCGGTCTTCAAGAAATTTTTTCCATGTCATAAGGAGAGTTTTTTAAGAATAGAATCTGCAAAAAATATTGGAATTCTTTATGTATCACAAAGCACATGTAAAGAAAATCGATAATTTTTCACACGTTATTCGTGGATAGGACGCCAGCCGACGACACTGCTATGGCGTAATACTATATCAATTGGGCTTATAAGCCAGAAATACCCTTCGGGCATACTCTCATTCAAATTGGCAACAGCATAAGCATATTTGCCATTTAAATAATATTTTACCAATACATCGTCGTGAAGTTTAGGCAAATATTCTTTCGGGTCGTACCATTGAGCGAGTTGTTCGCGCGCCCAAATCGCACCGTTTAGGTATGCTGTTGCTGTCGTTCCATCATCTTCGTCGCTTCGCTGATAGTCGCGCGACGCTTCTTCAATCGTTTTCATATTGTAACTGATTTTTATTGCGACGCAGGGAGGATTCGAACCTCCAACCTCCACGGGCAGACAACCCCGGTGCCGGGATGCCTGCCAGTAGCGTACTACCGCTGTACTACTGCGTCAACCGTTGCTATTTCTTCGCTTCCAAGATAGGCAGATTAGCCTCTGTCGGAATGTAGATCGCCTTATCGGGAACGTTATTTTGCTGGCGAACCCATATTTAATCGTCTCTTTTTGCATTATAAATACCCCATAAATACCGATATGCTTTGTGATATTTCTTCAATCTCTTCAAATCTTCATTTGTGAGTTTGTCGAGGCGTGTAATATCCATATTGTGTTTGAGATCGGCAATTTTAACCTCTAATGCAGTGGAATTTTGAGCACATCGTCTAATGTATTCCATGTAATCTTCTTTATTGCGCCGTGATATAGCTTCCACGGCGTCGGCTATATCTCTGCCGAATAGCTCATTCAGGCGCTCATGTGTTACCCCGCCATCCTCTATGACCTCATGGAGCAGCGCAACTTTATCCCGAAAAGGATCATTGTAATGGTATAGTTCATTGACAATATCCAAAACCCGGAAACAATGATATATAATAGGCCGTCCTGATTTATCCTTAGAGGCTCCTAATTGCATTTCGGCGAAACGTGCCACATTTAAAAGTGATTTGGGTAACATAACTTACTTCAAGATAATAAAATGCCGAGGAAAAGTCTCGGTCTTGTAAAATAGATTTTACCTATATTGTGACACCGCAAATGGCGATAATTCTTATACATCTTGCGTGTGTGGTTCAATACGCTTATATTTGCGTTGAATTTAGACGAGGACATAGTAACAAACCCCTTTCGATTTATTACTATGCTCCAAAGTTTCAAAAGACCCGGTATCCTACTACCGGGTTTTCTCTTGCGGTAGGACGCAAGATTTTAGGCCGAAAGGCCACGAAGAAAGGAGGTGTTATTTTTAATGAACTCGTCTAAATTCATCAACGGCAAGTTGTGCAAGCTCGTATTTTGCAAGTACATCCGTAAGAATGGCAAGATCATTTATCCTAAAAAAGCGAAGGCTTTCAGGATTTGGGTGCCGGTCAATAATGCGGCTTAACAAGTTACCGTCGTGGAGTGGTAGGACACTCCACTTTTATTTAGAATTTACCCCAAATTCAATGCCATCCTCCGCGACCTCTCGGCATTTTTGAGATAGCGTACCTTGTATTTCTCATTGGCCTTTTCCGGAGGTACCAGGATCACCGTCTTTCTATCGAGCCGTAAGGGAACGTATCCCTTTTCTTTGATTTCCCGAATATGGTTCTGCATATATCGATGATTGTTGGTTTCAAAAGATGCGGGGGACTTCTGACGATCCCCCGCGGTGGCGACACGGCTCCCGCGCCGCCGGTTTGCGTTCTTATACCCGTTTCGTGGGCTTCCGCCTCGGCCTTGCTACTATCATTCACGCGGCCTCGGATTGTCGAGGGATATACCCTCTATCGCTTCCGTTGATTGAATGACCCTTCGATCAAACTAACAACGTGGGGATCACTCCCCTGTTGAGCTACCCGGATTCGAACCGGAAGCGCCACCTCCAAAGGGTGATGTGTTACCGTTACACCATAGCTCAATAAAATGCGCGTTGTTCATAGAGGACCTTACGCGCAATCCACTCTCGACGCCGGCGGGCCTCACGGATGGCAGGCGATATACACATACTATCTCCAAATGCAACTTGCGAACTTTGAGGCGTCCGCTACCTTTTTATTCGTCTTTGATGGACTTACCATTTGCTCCGCGTTTGCGCCGGAACTTTGCCAACTGAGCCTCGGCGGCCAGACGCAGGTTCCGTTCCTCGGCGCATTTTGTCAGAAGGTCGCAACGGTCCTTCTCTCCCGCGGCGAAGCTTCGCTGAATGTCCGCATTTACGCGCTCCAGCCTCGTGATCTCCGCGCGGTATCGTTTCCTCGGAGTGAAATCTACGCCCAGAAATTTCCGGGGTTTGAATGTCTGCTGTTTCATATTTGTGCAATTTATGGGTTAACGACCATGTGGTACTCTTTGTAGCGGACAATACGCCCTCTGTCGGCGTCGTGGCTGTAACACCAATCACCGACGATGATGTAGCCTTTGCGCCGGAGCCGCGTGACGATCTTCCGAAGCTCCGTCGTGCCGAATTTGCTCATCGCTTTCCACACGGTCAGCGTGCCTCCTCTGATGAAGTAGGCCAGGATGCGTGCCTGTGGCTTTCTCAAATCTTTCTTCTCCATAGTTTTGAAATTTTAAAGGTTGTCTGCGCCCTGACGCCATCGAAGGCGAGGCTCAACGGATGAATAGTGGTATACGCCAGACAAGCTGGTTATCCATCCGAACGCCATCAGGGCATAAAAGCGGACCTTGCGCGAAATACTCTAAACTTAAATTACAACTGATTCAATGAGCGGAAAGAACGTGTGCACAAAGCCCGCATTGGAGCCCGGATAGGTACATTCAAACCACACCGGGCATAATATGCGTTCTATTTATCCCGGTGGTCCTCGCCGCTCATATCATCGCAGCTTCGGAACCCGTGCCGGTCTTTCGCGCATCGCTTTAACATTTGGCTATTTCGATCAAATCTACTCAGCTATTGCTGTTGCGATCCCGTAAATCGGGCTTCGTGGCTTCCTCTCCACTACTGACGGAGCCTTCTTCTCGCTGGGCTCACAGAGTGCAGTTACGTTGCAAGCGTCGGCCTGAATATTAAAGGTTGTCAGGCTTCCCTATCACCGCCTAAATGGCGGCTATCTTGGGAGTGCGGCAGGATTCGAACCTGCATTTATTGTTTCGCGTTTCATCAGCCGATACAGCCCCTATGGAACTGCCGTACTCTCGTCTCTCCTTAATCGTTCTCAATTTGAACTACGCACTCAATTCTCTATCAGCTCCTCCACCCGGAACCCGCGGCTCCGGCGGGGACTGCGCAACCTGCGGCATTCGACATCCGTACTGAACACCTCCACCGAGAACAGGCACAGCAGAACCGCGGCCCCGATGCGTCGGGTCATCTCGGACACGTTGAGCGTGATACCGAAATTCTGCGTGAAATACCAGGTAACCAATGCCTGCAAGGTCCGCTTAGTCCCCGTCTTGTCGTAGATGCTTTGAAGGTGGTTGGCTACGCATTGGTAGATCACGTTCATCCGCTCTGCGATCTCGCGGGCTGAATAGCCCAGTACGACGAGGTTCATTACCTCACGCTCACGTTTGCTCAGTATGGTGTCTGTTTTCATAGCATTATGCCAAGCCCCAGGGATCGGATACGCCCCATTTGGTGAATATCTGTTCGATCTTTTCCCGCTCCGTGGGCGTATGGTTCACATATCCGTATTTGCGATTGTGAAACGCTTTGTCGCATAAGCCGCCTTCTTTCAACGCTTGGCTGATCTCATCCATAGCAATGCTGGCGAGGTCCCGGCCCTTTCTCCGGGCGCGGATGACGTTGTAACCCTTTACAAAGGCGCAACGCTCGATGTCTTCTTGTGAATGATTCATTGTTATTATCGTTTTTTTTGTATATTTTTACATTTTAATAATCGGTAGGTAACTATACCTTTGCCGTGTATTGCAATGCAAATATAAGTACTATAAAAGTATATTGCAAGTATTTTGTAATTAATTTTTCGGTTAATTTATGACTTTCGGGGAACGACTGCGGCAAGTAATTGAAAATAAAGGAATAACACCTTACCAACTTTCCGCTAAAACTAATGTATCGCAGGCTACACTAAGCCGCATTTTGGCAAATTCGACCACAAAGCCCAGTATTAAGACCGTAGAAGTAATTGCGGATTACTTGCAAATATCGCGCGAATGGCTGCTTACCGGGAATGGCGATATGCACACTAAATCGGAATCCGATGCGTCGCTTTCCGACCTTTTGGCGGTCATAGCCTCCCAGCAGCGCACCATCGAGAACCTTTCCGAAACCATAAAAAACCTAACTTCAAAGAACCTGTAAAATAAGGTAGACAGTAAATATGGTAATCATCTTTTATCCGTGGACTGCATCATCATAGCCTTTAGGAAAGATTACCATTCGGGTTATAAGCGGAGGGCATATGCACTCGCAATGAGAATAGGGAAGCTCAAAGCGAGCAAGGACGCGAGTCCTGATGTTTAACCCTTAAACATTTTGCATTATGCCTAAAATCCGCATTCGGGTTAGGACTCAGGTGCGCACGACCGTCAGAACGACGGTTAAGCCCATCCGCAAATAACCCTGAGAGGGCGGGCGTATCCTGCCCTCTCTAAATTTACCGCCTACCGTGTTTAAGATGGTCAAAGCGCTTATTCTGTATCTTTCTAATCTCTTTTAATACAGTCAAGCGTCTACGCCGGATGCGCAGAGCATCGAGCCTGAGCCATATTGCCGCTACCAATAATACGACATTCAGCACTTGCAAAATCGTTAATACAGTAATGGTTGTATCCATTCAAAGAATATTTGTAAACCCTATTGGCACACATTTTTGCCCTTTCGGATTTGGTTGTTTCAATCTTTTTTATATATCTTTACATTGTTTTGCGGTGTAGAACTATTTACCTTTGCGGTGTAGTTTAATTCCACAATGCAAATATATAGAATTATTATATTTTATAATAGTTTTTCTGCATAAAAATGCTTATAAAATATAGATATAATATAACTACATTCAATAATGTGCGTTAGAGATAGGTTAAAGGCATATTTGAAGCACAAAAAAATAAGTCAGGGTGCATTTGCAGAGTCAATAGGGGCTTCTGCCGGATATGTTAATGCTATTTCTAAAGGCATTGGCACGGATAAGATGCCTATAATAAGAGCGGCATATTCGGACCTAAATATAGATTGGCTATTGACCGGCGAAGGACCAATGTTAAAAGATAATAATACGGGGGCAACCCAAAAAGATAACACTATTACTAATCCAACAAACACCCAGGCGAAGATGGACCAACTATCAATGGCATTGGACTACATCGGCACCCTGAAAGAGCAACTCGCAAAAATGACCGCAATAGTCGAGAATCAAAACGCGGTCATCGAACGGCTATCTCAAAAGGGCGACGATGAAGTCCTCTCTCGACGGTTGGGTGCAGTCGAAGAAAGGCAGGATGAACTGACGAATAAACCGTGACGTGCTCATCGTGCAGATTGCACCCGAAAGGAGGCGAACACCCTCCTTTCAAAATGGGCAATTTTGCATTGGGCTAAAAAATGTTCTTTTCAGATATATTAATACCATGTGCGCCAAACCATTGTGGCGCAAAAAGCCGAGGGGGGGGGATTTTTGAGGTATAAATAACAAATACGGACTTCCCCCATAGAACAAAGTGAAAAATGCCCCTCTCCGAGTATCCGGGGGGGGGCAAATTGTATAATAATAAAATAAACGTTTATGGAACTTATTGTTTTGCTGCTGATCATTGTTTTCGGCATTTTACAAATCATCCTCTTCTTTAAGTTATGGAAGATGACAAATGATGTCAATAAAATTAAAGATAAAATTACGAACCCATCAACTCCTATATCTATCATTAAACGAGAGATAAAAAAGAAAAATCCCGATATTGAGAATATACTATTCGATTCACTGTGGAATGCTTTGGAGTATGTATATGAAAATAGAAATAAATATTACATTGATTATTCAGGACGAATTGATTATTTCAAAAAATTATATGAACTGGCAGGAGTGCCGTTCCCGGAGGATGTGGCGGCTATTAAATCCGACAATGACTATCTAATATATAGCGGGAGAGCGAATAAATCCTAACCCCTCCTCCCCACGCCGCCCC